CTCATGACTCAGGCGTCACTACTGGCGAAGCTCGAACCTGTCCAGCACCGGACCAGGGAGGCAAATGTTTAGATTGCAGAGCTTGCTGGAATCCTGAAGTTAAATCTGTTATATACGGTAAACATTAAAATGGAATTTAAACACCCCAGCTATTATAAAAAATTACGAGCTTCTTTGAAGAAGGAGGCCATTAGCTCCAAAGGATCGACGGATCCCGAGGAGCGTGCGCCAAAGCGACAAGCACCAAGCCGCAAGCAACAAGCTGCAAGCATCAAGCACCAAGCTGATCAAAATACTTGACGCAAGCTTCAAGCCCCAAGCAGCAAGCCTCAAGCTCCAAGCCACAAGCAGCAAGCTCCCTGATTCTTTTTCCCTCATAAAGTTTTTGAACCTTGCTTAAGGCATCAAAAACTAGGATGAAAGTATTCTCTGGATGTTTCACATGAAACGCTATTTGGTGTGGAGAAAATCTAATTTTGTTTGTCTTTGTATATTTTAATTCTATAGTGAAAAAGTAACCATTATTATTATAGACCAATAGATCAGGAGTACCGGGAAGGCTAAGATTTTCAAGTCTAATAAGCGAATATTTTTTAAAATATTTTTTAATTTGTCCATAAAATTTGGTTTCGTTTTTCAAGTTAACAGGCTAGCCTATTTTCTTCAAAACTTTACCCATATTCCATGTTTCAGCTTGAACTGTAAATACTAGTCGGTGTGACTCTCTCACTCCAATTAGTTTATTTTCAAGTAATTGTAAAGAGTTAATGTCATAATATTTACCATCAGGTAAAAGAACTTGCACTCTAGCCTCTTGTGCTGGTGGAGACTTCAACATCTTATCCATAACTTGTCTTAATAATTTTCCATTCATATTATTCTACCACTATGTTTGCTGTTAATCTTAACCAATTAGTGCCTTTGCTTTTTGATTTTTCTCCACAATGATACTCTCGAGAGTCAAATATAACTGCACTGCCTGGCTTAAATTTAAACTCTTGACCATCAACGTAGAAAGAACCTTGCCAGTTTTCTTGCCATACAGGAGTCATAAACAAAACTATTGTGTGTACTTTTGAGCTTTTAAAATCTTGATGAAGCCAATGACTTTCAGAGGAATCATAGGTTGCATTAAACCACATCCTAGCTAGTTTTGTATTCATGCCGATGTTTTTCTCACGTAACATTTCATTAATTCTGTAAACAAGACTTTGTCCATACAAATAAAATGGATAGTTAATAATACCTTCTTCAGGTGTTTTAACTCTTAATACAGGCTCTGGACTAAATTGTTTGTTAGAAGGATACTCAACCTTATCTGATTGAGCTGTTAACTCCCACGATCTTACAGGTATAATCTGGTTATACAGAAAAAATAATTCTTTCTCAGGTATAACATTGTCTAATATAATCGGTTTCATATCTTCATAACTTTCAGTTTATGTGTAATGCTCTTAACGAGAAAGGAAAGAGCACCACACGATCAAAGAGCTGTTGTTAGTAATGTAACCTAACAACAGCTTGATTTATATCATTGTTGTGTTAAAAGTCAAATATGGGTTTACCAAAAAAACTAACAGAACAACAAATAAAATTTGCAAATCTTCTTATAGCAGAAGAAGGTAGAATGACTGCTACGCAGTGTGCAATAGAAGCTGGCTATGCCAAAGACTCTGCACGTCAGGCTGCAAGTAAATTACAAAATCCAAAACTATATCCATTAGTAGTACAATACATCGGAGAACTACGTGATGAATGGCAAAAGAAATTTGAAGTTACATTTGGCAGTCACATAACAGAGTTAGCTAAATTAAGAGATGAAGCTAGAGATAAGAAAGCTTGGTCTGCAGCTGTCAATGCAGAAGTTGCACGAGGGAAAGCGGCGGGTCTATATATAGAGCAGAAGATAATAAGGACAGGAAAATTAGAAGACTTAACAACAGAAGAATTAGAATCACGAATGAAGCAAATAATCGATGACTACTCACCAATCCTAGAAGATATCCCATTTGAAGATATATCACAAAAAGTACGAGAAAAAAAAGAATTGCAAAAGTCTGAGCCGAAATCTGAATCAGATGATGACCCTCTTCATTGAGATGATACATCCTTTGGGGAAGATGTTCCTGTCTGAGAAGACGGCTTCGTTCTCATCAAAACTCGCAAAGGTGTACACATATTTATTATTTCGTTTGAACACATAGGCGTGAGTAGTAATGAAAGCGGGTTCCATTTTGTTGAAGTCTTCTTTGTTTGCGTGCGAGGAGTCTCCGCAGATATCGACCCAACGGATAGAATAAAAATAATAACGCTTGTTATCAATAATCGCATGTTTATACTGTGCCTTTTTTCTTCTCATCTTCTCCTAAGTATATAAATATATTATTATATAAATATATTATTGTTGTAAAAAGTTTGTTTAATAGGGAAACTAATGTAACGTAATGTAACGTCAATGTAACGTATGATTTACTACATTTTTTTCTTAAATAAGTATTGATTTTACTATCTTTTTTTACATCTGTATCAAAATGTAACGTTGTAACGTCTTTTTTCATCTTTTTTAAAAAAATATTTTTCATAAAATCTATATTATCTATTAAGGGAGACCCCTGATGCCTGGTTCTTGTAGTATTCTGACACTCTTCTTAGCCATTGCCACACGTATCTATTGAATTCTGCCCCTTGAATCGTGAATTTTTGGAAATAATTGTCCTTAGTACACATAAGAATTACACCCTGATTAATGTTAGTATTATACACATAATTATGAGCCATAGCGTATGCTACCAGCTGAACAAAGTAATCTTCAATCCATTCACGTTTCTTAGGTTTATTACTTTGTTTAAAATCTACAATAGATTCTTTGTTTTCGTATATTCCACATAAATCAGTCGCTCCAGCGTATAAACCAGGATAGTACAAAGTTACCTCAGACCCCCATATTTCGTCCATACAGCCACGTAGACCTTGATCGAACACAATCTTGGCCATCTCCCCTGCCTTCATACCTACATCACTTAAATCTGCATGTTTTTCGTCAAGTATATAAGACTCAATAATTCTATGCATTATAGATCCTCTTTCTGCTGCCTGATCCCTGACTCTATCTGCCTCAATTTCGCCAATATTTTCTTTCCAACGGGCTAAACTAGCTTTCTTCTCAGCTGACTGAGTATTAGACAATATAGTAGTTACAGAGGGTAGCTTATCAGCTCCTATCTCATAATGTCTACGTCCCTCGATCAAAGATCTAATTGATGATGGGTAATCAAATTTTTTATTCCATTTCATTAATTAATTAATCCTCTCTCCTTTGCCACAATTCGAACACGTTTCATTTGTTGCAATGACATAGAACATTTATCAGTATTACACTTCTGACATACAAAAGCTATATTCTGTACAAGGTAAGTCTTTGTGTTATCAATTCTATCAATAGATAAATTAGTAGATGTTTTAGTATGAGTAGGATTGTTTTTTGTATTAGATCTGTATCTTGCATAACTCCAAGGATTAAAACAATACAAACATATTCTACCATCACTCTTAGGAAACATACCTTTCATTTTCTCTATATGTAATAACATCTCTATCCAAAGATCTTCTTTAGTAATCATCGGAACTAAGTTTCTTCTTTTAATGCTTGATGGTTTAAACATATCATTAAATAAATTAACTAAGTATCCTCTCTCTGAATTATTATATCTTATTGCTGCGTTTCTTTTATCTTCTATATTTTTGTACGGCATTATTTTTTTCTCCTTTTTCTAATAAAATTTTAGTCTCGCCCATCTCAACGGTATGAAATCCAAAATAAGTTAATGCATTTGCTATGACACTCATTTGATAATGTTGATGGTCATCAAATACAAATCTAGTACCTTCTCTTGACCTAGTTGCAAAAAACATAGCTTCTTCCAACACTTTTTCTGTAGTATGCGGGCCATCGAAAAATACAAAGTCGTAAACATTCATTACCTTTTTTTGACCTCGATGATATATAGGCACCCCCTGACCAAAACAATTAAAGTATTCTGTATCTTCCAATTGAAACAATGTAAAATTATCATGGTATTTAAACTCACTCATAAATTCCTGTTTCATGGTGTTTGAATAAGATGGCGTCCTGGGAGAACCATCAGGATTAACTAACATCTCTCCTTTCTCATCTTTCCAAAAAGAATAGAATCCTTCTTTATGATCAAAGTGTTTGTAATCAAGATCTCCATATGGATCTATGCCTATGTGATAATTATTTTTATCTTTCAACACATCCATAATTACAAAGCTTCCATAGCCACCTCTAACTCCCAGCTCTACTGTTAAATAAAAATCTCTGGGTTTCATCTCTCCAACCCATCTTGCTAGCATCTTATATTCTTCACTATCTGCTTTTAACATAATCCTCTCTTAATTTAATTTTAACTTCTTTGTCATTCTCAGAATATTTTTGACCAGTAGTATTTTTATAATCGTCTCCAGCGTGATGGGTAAATGGACCATTCTTATCTACGTAATGAAAAAATACTTGTGCCATACCATTACCTTCATAGATACCTGGTCTTGAGTGTTGATGTACACAACCAGCATACAAAACTGCATCGCCTTCACAAAGATGAAATTCAGAGTCTTCTACAATCATAGCCCAGTCATCGTGTTTTTTTATATTAGCAGTCACAGATACTTCACATGCAGGCCTATCAGTATGATCTTTTAACGTACCACCAAAAACGTAGTATCTCCAATAAGCATAGCTTGGAAATAATCTTAGTTTGCTTTCTTGTTCTACTCTTTTTAATTTTGTTTCTAGTAATGTGCTCATCACAATATCATTGTACCAAGACGCAGAGAAAGATTGTGAGTCATCATACAAACAATTAAATTCATCTAACTTTTTATCTGCATATTTCTGTAAAAAATCTAATTCTTGTTTGTCAAAAAAATTCTTTATTAATTTATATTCTACTGTAGCCATGCAACTATACTGTATCTCTTACCTTTAGTAATTGGTTGTATGCTATGTGGATACAAAAAATTACTTGGAAAGAATACAATGCTTCCTTCTGTTAATTTTAATCTTTTTATCTCTTTGTTTTGTTGATCACCGAATATAAGATCTCCACCGGTGTAATCATCATTTAGATTCATTATAACACTTAATATTCTTGGAGTAAACGTGTGATTATCTGTGTGCAACTCATATTTACCACCAGGAGAATACTTTAATAAATCTATTTGATTTATTTTCAGACTTTCCATTCTTGGAAACTTCATCTTATAATATGGATATAATCTTTGTATTTCTAATTTTATGTAGTTCCAATAAAATACATCAGTCGGATTCTTAAAACCCATATGATATCCTTTTACATTACGGACACTTTTATTTTCTCCTGATATTATAGATAAAGATTCTGTCGCTCTTTTATCTATAAAAGATTTTATTCTTTTTATAAAACTTTTATCAATTATGTTTTTTATTTCTACTACGGCTTCTAAATGATCCATACCATTTTGTATTCCTTCCTTGTTCTTTACACCACAAGTAGTGGTTAAATAATATTCTTGTCATTTCTTTTGGTCTCTGCATGCTTGCCTCAACTTTCTTTGTAAATATTTCTTTTGTTTCTGTAACATTCTTACTTTTTCAATAAGACTACCTACAAGATCTTTCGTATATATAGATGTATTTTTATATACAATACGATGAACTTCATTAACTTTTTTTAAAGTATTAATTTGTTGTTCGCTCGACATATATTTCTCCTTCACTTTTACATGATGTACATTGCACTATCTCTGTACTCTGGTTTTCCTGATTTTTTTTTATTAGCAAGTACCCATTCCCTCGACATTTTTGGCAGATCTGTTTCTTCATTTCTTATCCTTTCTAAATATGTAATTATTTTTTTACGAGTTAAATTATGATCTAGTTCTGCGTACTCACATACACGATTAAAATCACGATTAGGTAATTTAACATAATCAAGAGAGTGATAACGTCTTAAATCATAAAAATGTGGAAATTTTTTTATTAGTTTTGTTATTCTTATTGCGTCTTCAATAGCAACAATCAAAACATTTCTCCAAAGATTCTTTATTGGATCTAAAGAATCAGCTTCGCTTAGAGCTTTTAGTCCCCAGTCTACCATTTAATTTCCTCGCTTTCTCGTTTATTAATATATCTAAAGCTTTTGCTCTAGACACCTCTACTTCAGGTACAATTACCTTTCGTATACCATCTAACTTCTCACAACTTTTGTGTGATAAAGCAACGGATTTGTATCTATTTATATCAGTCATAGTAATTCCTTTCGTTTGACATAGGTTAATATAGGATAATTATCTTATTTGTCAATAGGTATTTGCTTTAAAATTTTATACCATTCTTCCTTGTATTTAGGATTTTTGGTCTTGTTATATAAATTAGCTAGCTCGTCTGCCTTGTCGGTTATATTTTTTAAAATCACGTTTTTCATGTTTTCCCTTTCTCTTTTTGTGAACGCCTGGACGTTTCTTTGGTTTTGGTCTTGGTGTAAAGTGTTTAAAAGTTCTTTTAGCCATGATGTTCTTTTATAAATGCTTTATCACTTTCATTTAATTTTAAATATCTAATTCTACCATTAATATGTTGTTTGGTGTCATGCCCACAATTTGTGCATCTATAATATTCTGACACAATTGCAACTAAAATAGCTTCTTCCTCACACTCTTCACAATGTCCATGTACCGTATCTATATTTCTAAATGCCTCTATTGCTTTCTTATCTATGCTCATATCAATACTTCTTTTGCCTTTCCTATTATTGGTTTATATTTTGTTTTACCTTCTGATTTATAAGCCCAAAGATATTGTTCTCTTCTATTATCAGGGACCCAACTACAGTGTATCCAGCCCGAATTGGGTTCGCCTGGAGTGTAGAACTCGAGTATCAATTGATCTGTTTGAAGGTTTCTTTTAATCCAATCAGCGACTTCAGCGTTGTCCACGCCAACACATTCGAAATCGGCCGCCTCAGCTTTTGCATGCTGTGAATTGCTTGAGCTGCCGATAGCAAGACACAAATCTATGCTACGAAATCCGCTGGTAATCTTAACTCTGCCGAAGTGATCACGAACTGGCTGTAAAATATTTTCACAAAGTTCTTTTAATTTTTCTATTTGACCTGCATTAGGATTATTATTAATTCCCTTCCTGACAGCAGTGTCACTTTTGATTAACTCCAAAAGAGTAAAATTACGTGAAAGATTCATTATTCTAATATTAATTTTTTTATTGACAAAGATCCATCTATATTTTGTTCTACTTCTGCCTTAGACTTTATGCATTGATGCTGTATGTTACCACCCTTATCTTGTCTCTTAGCATGTCTCTTACCCTTAAGGCACATTGCCATTGAAGGTTTATTTGTGTTAGGATCAATCTGAATTCTGTGTTCCTTAATCTCTCCATCAATTATCATAAGAAGAGCTACAACTTCTAAAATCATAATACCTTACCTTTGTTTTCACCTTGCTTGACAACATATTTTTGTGTACCATGCTTGCCAGTTTCTACTTCTTTTTTTAATTCTTTAGCTAAACTCATAGCTTTATTTTCTTTGTTTATCTGTGCTATGTGATCTAAAACTTTTTTAGTAATTCTTCCCGTTGCCATTTTCTCTTACCTTATCTTTTAATGATTCAATATCTTTTAATGCTTTATCTAATTGTTCACTTAAAAATTCTATATTAACTTTGTTTGTCATGTTCATCTCTTGAGTCTTTTCCATTTTTTCTACAGACTTATAAAGATCTTCCAACAAAAAATGTTGCTCCTGATCGACGGGGACCTGTTCACTTTTCTTTAACAAATCATTTTCAAATAGCTCACGTGATGTCTCCAGCGATACCAACCTGGCCGTTAGCTCGGTGTATGCGAACACGCCGGCTGCGACGAGCAAAATTAGAGAGGCAACCGTTTTCATCGGCATCTGCACAGCAGCTGATTCAGATATGTTTAAAGGTTTATTCTTCATTTATTTTTGGTTTTGGTAGCGGAATTATAATATCTTTTGTATCAATTTTCAATGGTGTGTGATAGGCTGGACGTACGAAAATAGCCAGTAAACACAACAAAATTATTAGCAAAGCTGTAAATCTGTAGTCCATACTGACTATCTCCTAAATTCATTATCTTGTCCAAAATATTAATCTTCTACAAAAATTTTTTACCTTGTTCCAAATTTTTTTAATCATATTGTCCTCCACTATTTTTACTGTTTCTTCTACTAATACTAAAGGTTCAACTCTACACTGACATCTTTTCTTTTCAAATCTACAGTCCATACATATATTTAAACTCATTTTTTTTTCTCCTCAATTTCATAGAAGAACCTGTCCGTATCTTCTGTACGCCAGGCGCTACTATCTTCTACATTCCATTCATTAGTTTGCACTTTCCAGTCAGGTATATC